CATTGCCCGCCCGACCTTTTGGTACAAGCGCCAAATGATTTACCTTGATATTTTTTTGAACGGCGTCATATTTTTCGCCATTGAACTCACCCGGAGATTCTTCCAAGTCAACCGTGTAGCCAAGCGACAACTCACGCACCCCGCCTTTTTCAGCCTTAATAATGGCCTCAGCGTCTTGGATGATGATATCTACGCGCACGTTATCGCCGTCTTGCTTGCCAGCGCCTAGGATGGTGCCAATGGTCAGCTTCTTGAAGTTAGCCGCCGTCACCTTGCCGTTGGGGTGAGCGTCAGTGATAGGCTTGCCTATCATGCTCGCCAGTGCGTCAGGATGGAACACCTCTTCAGCCGGGCGGTATTCTTTGCGAGTCGTTCCGTCTGCATTTATGTACGTCTGAATGCCAACGCGCCCGACGATAGGCGTATCCACCAAAAACCCTTCATCGGTCTTGGTGGCTTTCAATTGAGCAAAATCGTATCTTTGAACGGTCATATTGAGTTTATATCATATCGCAAAACCTAATGCAAATTTATGCGATGTCAATCGGTGAAAACCCTAATATAAAAACTTTTATCTTGTGGCATAGTTGGTAATCCAATCAACAAACGAAAGAACTTATGACGAAACAAGACCTTATCAATGCCGTAGATGCATCAAAAATTCTTCTTTTTGCTGCTGAAAATGCACTTGAAGATTTCAATTCACTTGCAGAGAATAACGTTTTTGATGATCTTGAAAACGCAAATTACAAAATTGAAGGAATCCTGGAGGACAAAGCGTCCAACGCTTGCGAAGGTTCTCATTGCCGAGGACTTTCTAAATACACTCAAGAATTCATTGTTGACGGAATTACATACATTGGAACTCTTTATGTCGAATACAACCGACACGATAAAACATATTACTATGTTGACTCATCAGAATATTCATTCTGCGCCAAATGACAAACATCATCCCATTCCAAAAGCCCCAAGTGAAAGAGCGTGTCTGCTCATTCTGCGGCGCTAAAGAGTCTAAAGTCGATCATATGTTCAGTGGTCAACCCGGCGTAAACATTTGCGGTAGCTGCGCCCAGTACGCTAAAAAACGTCTTGACGAGTCAACCAATGACAAATAACCAAGAAACACTATGCGCTCACGCCGTCATAGGCTGCGCTCACCAGTGCCTAGCCGACATGGATGGCGTATTGCCAATGGACTACAGCGCCAGCACGACAGCTATCCTATGGCGGGCACTTGAGATTCAGTTGGCCGGGGTGGCTATTGAGTCGTTGTTGTTGGCTAGGGATGGTAGTTAGTTCTTATCTGTGCTACAATTGTTTATCAACAACGAAAGGCACTAAATGAAAACTTACACAATCGAAACTGAACTGGGTTGCAAAGATGGAGAGACTCGCATCGCTGCATACTTGGTTGTAACTCGCATCGATGGCAAGTTAAACTGGTCAGAGCGTTTCAGCACATTGGCAGAAGCTCAGGCTTGGGTGAAGTCTTCAACTTAATCAACTGCCCTACGGGGCATTGGAGAACCAATGAGCTACGGATACTCTCACGCGCAATTAAAAAGATTTTCAAAGAAGACTGATTATTGTTGCTGCACGCAAACTGTATTTTGCGTTTACTGCGCTGGACAAGGAAAGCAGCCAAGAAGCTGGAAAGAAGATACAGATATCTTCGTTAAACAGCCTGAAACATCAACCACAAAACCAATAGAGGTAAAAGAAACCATGAAAACACCACATAAACACAAAGATTTAATCATTGCTTGGGCAAATGGGGCTGAGATTGAGTGTGGATCATCAATTGCTGGTTGGGGTTATTGCACTCCTGAATGGGATGTACGATGCGAATACCGCATCAAACCAGAGCCTAAGCCTGATGTAGTGCGTTATGTTCAAGCAGAATACATCATAGGAGATAACTCATCTTGGGTTAATGACCCAACTGAAGAGATTTATAAAGACGATAACATCAAACTAACCTTTGACGGTGAAACAGGCAAACTAATCAAAGCAGATGTGATCTAACCAAATCTAACCAGTTCTAACCAAAGCACCTTAGAACTAGTTAGACATTGTTATACATTGTTAGAACTCAGGCAGCACAAGTGCAGCGCGGCACCGGCACCTAATCGGCGTCCCCGGATGGCCGACGCTTGGCGGCTTATACCAGCTAAACAGCTTTCCATTTAACTCTACATGCTCAGGACGGACGCGGCTATCACCAACGGTAGCCCATTCATACTTTTCCACGCCAATAGATTCGGCCCTGATCTGGGTTAGTCTTGCTGCGCCACTTAAAATTTGGTCCTGTGCAATAAGAGTTGCCCTATTCTTTGTAACGCCGAATTGCTTCTGTATTTGGTCTGAAACTTGCTTTACAGAGCTGCCATTTAGCACGCCTTGCCGGATTATGGTTTCAAGCTGGCCATGATATTGAGTGCCAATTGATTTAACCAAGCTGACGTTTTGATTAACCCAAGCCGTTTGCATATCCTTGAGCCAAGGCTCGGCCCGGTACACATCAACGCCTAAAAGCGACTTACGAACACCCGGCACTGATGGTGGCAACGTAACCCCAGTGGACGCCTTAACCGCCATCACCAATGATCTGTCGTTTGTCTTAGCCAATAGCGCGAACATGCCTGGCAAACGCCATTCAACGGCCCTCGCGCTAGTAACCACTTCATCCAAGAACGTAGCAAGAAGAATAATCAAGTCCTCGGCATATCCGTCTTGCGTAAGCTCTGCCTTTGCTTGGTTAAGTATGCTAGGTAGCTTAGGCAATACCATGCGCCGGGTGCTCGCTACGATCTGGCGCACGTACCAATTAAGCAAACGTACATACTCGCGCTCCGCCTGATCTGGAGGCTTTAGCGTGGCAGTCTTCAAGCTGGCATCCCGTCGTCTTCAGCCTGCATAATCTGAATAGACGCGTCCATGATGTACTTGCCATCCTCGATCAGCGTCTGGCGAAGCTCCGAAGGGTCAAGCGCACCGGCTGTCACATAGACGGCGGCAGTGTCAGCCTTGATCTTGTCTTTTTCGGCTTCTAGCTTCTCGGTCTCGGCCTCTGTCTTTTCGTCTGGAATGTCCAAGCCTTCAAACTCGATCATGTAGTTCTGATCTGGGATGCCTTTGGCAATTGAAAGCAAAGTAACCAATCGGTCAATCGGCTGCAAGAGTTGCGTGCGTTGCTTCTGCTCAATGCTTGAATACCAGTTCTGCAAATCACCCTGTTGTGAGTTGTTTAAACCTTTGGACTGCTCACCCATTAACAGCGTCTTCGGCATCCCTGTAACCGCGCTTAAAGCCTGTGCAAAGCGGTCCAGAAGGTCAGGTAATCCGGTGAAGCTGTTTGACGTGATGGTGTATTCGTCAAGCGCATCGATGGCAACAGAGTTGATGGCGTTGCGTGACATGTCCAGCATATTGAGCCGATTAATCACCGCTTGCTGTCCGCCTGGAGCCATAAGCTGTTGCGACAAACCGCTAAACTTAGCCACGGCTTGTTGTGACTTCTCCAATAGCTTCTCGGCCCATTGGTGACTCACGCCCAGGCGCTGCAATTGATACCAACACTTCGCCAGTGCAGACACGCCCCAGCCGTCCTGTAGATCACGCATAGACTCGGGCACGAACTCGCCTGGAAAGATCAAACAACGCGATTCATGCACGGTGTAAGGCGTGGCGTTAGACGGGCTAATCTGATATGTTTTAGTCTGGCCATACCGCACGTCAGCCGGGTCGGTGTACTTTTCCATGCGTGAGACATGGTAACGGTCATACACTCGCAGGAACTCGATGTCTTGCACGGCCCTGTCGTTCAGTGGTTCCTCAAGCTGGCCGCCGTCCTTCACGCCCATGACGATCATAGACCCACCAAAGATAGCCTCTAGTTTGAGTGCATCTGTCAGTCGCTCGTCGGCGTGCAACTCTTCAAGGCGGGCCATCACGGGCGCGTAAGCTGATTCTTCCTCGCTCTCATCTTGACCCTCAACCTCAACGCAAAACCCGGCACGCGTCATATCAGTGGCTGTAACGTCCACAATGCGCCGTGCGAATCCGTCGCCAATGTATAGGTCGGTTAGCTCTAACTCGGTAAAGTAACGCACGGGTGACGCTTTGGTATATCCCCCGCTGTCACGGCTTGATCCGAGTGAGCTAATCACATTCATGTATGGCCCGTCAAGACGCTGAATAGAGTCTTTGCGTGGACGGCCTACGGGTTTGCCAGTTGGTTTAGTCATGGGCTAATTTTAAGGGTTTTCCCTATATTTGCAAAATAAATAGGGAAAGTGAGAAAAGAGTGATTGTTTGCGCTACAAATACAGCTATACTAGAGACGCCAACAAAACGAGGTAAACAAAATGACAACAGTTACATACACAATTAAGTTCAATCCTGAAACAGGAAGCGATCGGCCTTATGAAGTTTGGGTTACTTCTGATGCAATTGGCCATAAAGTATGCTCTAGCAGCAAAACACTAAAAGGCGCTGAAAAATCGCGCCAAGGTTACGCAAAACCACGTATGCAATTTTTCAATGTAATCACACCAGAATACGCAACTTAATCAACCGCCCTACGGGGCATTTAAAGGAAACACCATGAAAACACCACACAAACATGCAGAGTTAATTAAGCAGTGGGCTGATGGGGCGGAGATTGAATATCGTAATCTATACGATCAATGGATTGGACTTTATAAACCTGATTTCAGCGGTGATGGTGAATACCGAATCAAACCAGAGCCTAAGCCTGATTTGATCTATTATGGAACACATGGGTCTGTTGGAGGATTAACTCTTATGTGCTCAATAAGCAAAGTAAATTGCGAACCAACAGACACATTCAAACTCACCTTCAACGGAGAAACCGGAAAACTCATCAAAGCAGAGGTAATCTAAATGCACATCAAATTCAACAAAAACGGCCTGACTAAAGAAGTAAAAGTAGGCTTTAGCTGGACAATCTTTTTCTTTGGCTGGATCGCCTTGGCTATCCGTGGGCAGTACGTCCCTGCGCTTATCAGCTTTCTGACGTTTAACATGGCGTCTTTTTACTTCATCTTTGCGGCCAATCGGATGCTTGCGTTTCAGTTGGTAGAGAATGGATGGACTAGCAAAGAATCATTTCCTTCTCAGTGGGGTGGATAAATGAGTAATAAGCCAATGGCTATTTTTTACGCTGATAAATTAGAAGATTTACCAGCTGATGCAGATGGTAATTTTCTTTTAATAAATAATGCAGCAGAAGAGTTAAGGAGATTGAGTAGAGTTAATTCTGACTTGCTGGAGGCTTTGCAGGCCATGATAGAGATTGCAGAGCTAACCATCGGATTTATCGACGATACTCCTTTTGCTGATGTGGCTCTAATTCAATCCCGCGCCGCCATCGCCAAAGCCACCGGCCAATAAACCAAGCCCTTCGGGGCTTTTTTTACGACCAGACGGACCAGCTAGTTCCAGCTAGAAAAGTGTTAACAGCGTCAACTAATGGATCTATCTGGTCATCGTGCTTGTGGCTGTCATTGGCTGTAAACGCTTCGCACTCACT